CACAAACACTGTGCCGTTGAAGCCAGGTCAGCTTCCTAAGTTGGATCTTAATGACCCTATTACTTTCCGCTCATACGTTCACTTTGAACAGCCACTTCCTCTTGACAAGTTGATCACTCTTAATGAGGTTCAGACTAAATTGTCACTTGGCCTTGAGTCTAAAGAAGGCGCTTTGCGCACCCTTGGTGAGCCTTTCCCTGCTGAGAAGCTTACAGAAATTCGTCAAGAGCTACAAGATGACGCTATGGCTGATGGAGCCCTCAAACTTATCAATACTCAAATTGAGCAGGATATTGCAGCAATCACAGGCGCTATGCCTGGTGGCGCTGGAGCACCTTCTACACCTATGAACTCTACTGGCCCAGAAGGCCAAGAAATGCCAATGACTCCTGAGGAACCAGTGATCTTGGATGAAGCCACTATGGCCGCTCAGCTTGGAGACCAACAACTCCGCAGCCGCCTAGTAACTGATGCTTATGGTACGAAACTCCCTCAGAGACGAATACCACAAGAGTACGAAAAATAAAAGCCTTTATGCAGACAATTTGTAATTAAATTGTCAAAATAAAGACTATAACAACAAGTTAGGTCATACGTGATACGCCGCAAGGCATTTGGAAAACGACCCCTAGGATAAAAGGATATAAGTATGTCAGAAACTGCAGACCAAATGATCTCTGCTTTTGCAGAAGAATCAGGAATAGCTCCAGTAGTAAATGTGCAGGGCGTTGACGCGCCTGCTGCTACTTCTGAGCAAAATGTTAAGTTCTACACTGAAGAGGACTTAGCAAAAGTTCGTTCTCAAGAGAAAGACAAGTTGTACCCAGAGATTGAACGTCTCAAGGAAGAACTTGCAATCATTAAGAAAGAACGTGAAGAAAAGGCAGCTCTTAAGGCAGAGAAGGCAGCTCAAGAAGCTGCTGAACAAGAAGCTAAGCAACGAACAAAGCTAGAGGAAGAACTCGACGCTAAGGAATTTGCAAAGCTTACTGCTGAAGAGTTGAAAGAGCAGTTGGAGCGTGAGCGCCATGAGCGTGAACGAGCCTTCGCTCTCCTGGAGCGTGAACGTCAGTTTGCAGAACTGCAAGCTTTTCGTACCCAAGCTATTGAGCAGAACCGCGATAACATCATTCCGCAACTACTTGACTACGTTCAGGGCAATACTCCTGAAGAGATTAGTGCAAGCATCGAGAGTTTAGTTGAGCGTTCTAACAGTATCTTGGAATCTGCGCAGTCTGCTATCCAGCAACAGCGTAGAGAAATGCCAGGCGTAAGAGCAACTTTGCCAGGCAATGGACCGCTGGAAAACAATTCGGAATCACGTCAGTTTACAGCAGCAGATATTGCAGCTATGCCGATGAACGAATACGCAAAAATCCGTGGAAGTATCTTGAGCTCTCGAGCGCAAGGTAAGACCACTGGAATCTTGGGATAACACTTAATCAACTAAAACCTACTAGTATCTACAACTATCAACCACGTTCATTGAACACTCTCGAAAGGAAACTACCTTAAATGGCTAGTGGAATTACAGGAACAGGCAATTTAGCTGCCGCACCTACAGCGTACTCAGGTACAAACACCCAATTGACTCAAGCGATTCAGACAATCTGGTCCAAGGAAATCTTGTTCCAGGCTATGCCTATCCTTCGCTTTGAGCAATTTGCAGTAAAGAAGACAGAGCTCGGAGTAGCTCCTGGTCTTCAGATCAACTTCATGCGTTACAACAACCTCGGATTCGCTTCACCTCTCGTTGAAGGTGTCCGTATGCAGACTAACGCTCTTACCGCTCAACAGTTCTCAATCACAGTAGCTGAGCATGGTTATGCTCTTGCTGTTTCTGAGCTTCTTTTGAACGCTTCATTCGATGACGTTATGGCTTCTGCTTCACGTCTTCTCGGTCGTAACATGGCTGTTTACATCGATCAGCTTTCACGCGACACACTCTATGCAGCTTCTTCAACACTTTACGGTGAAGATCGCTCATCTATCTCTTCAGCAGTTAACAACTGGTACGGATACGGCACCTTTGCTGCAAACCGTGCAGCGATGACAGGTTCAAGCTACTTGACACCTCACGTTATCAAGGACACAGTTGAGACCCTTGCTACCAAGAACATCCCAAGGTTGGGAGAGACCTACGTCTGCTTCGTTCACCCACACCAATCACGTACACTTCGTGACAACCCTGAGTTCATCGAAGTAACAAAGTACGCTGCTCCTGGTAACTTCATGCTTGGTGAAATTGGTCGCCTCTATGACGTAGTATTCATCGAAACAACACAGGTTCTTCACGTTCCTGGTGGTGCTGGTGCAAACTACACAGCAGACTCAACAGTTGCTAACCCAGTTGTTGTTCCTGGCGGCGGTTACACAACACCTAACACCCTCACAGGTAATGGCGGATCAGATCGCTATTCAGCTATTATGATCGGTGACAACGCATTTGGTCACGCTATCTCACTTCCAGTCGAGCTCCGCGATGGCGGTATCTTGGACTTCGGCCGTGAGCACGCTCTTGCTTGGTACTCAATCTTCGGCCTCGGTCTAATTACTGACCAGAGCGTCGTAGTAATTGAAACAAATTAAGAAACCCCTTACAACTTAATATTGCTTAAAGGGCGGGGACTTAAAATCCCCGCCTTATCTAATCGAGACATTAATTAGGAGAAATATAATGGCAAATGCAAAACCCACAGATGTAACGGGCCGTGTTCGTGAAAAGATGCTAAAAGAGAGCATTGAAGCACAACAGGAACGTGCAGCTGAGATGTCTATGGTGACAGCTCAAGCAAAGGTTCAATTAGAGACCGAAGTTATTGACGCAACTAAACCTAACCGCGCTACAGTTATTGTAGATGACCCCGTTACAGTAGGGTCAGAAGACGATGCTAGTGTAGAAATCCGCGTGATCCAAGACCTTGAAAACATGACTCTTGGTAAAGGAAATAGCTACAGCTTTAAAGCTGGTGTCAAGTATAAAGTTACAAAACACGTTGCTCAGCACCTTAAAGAAAAAGGCTACTTAGCGGGCGTTATCTAAGACATTCTTAGCGAAGTGGGCGCGTCTTTATTGGCGCGCTCTTTTCGTTTGTACAGACTTTTTTGCAAAATTCCGACATCATAGTACCTATAGAGCTTAAGGAGTTTTGGTGGCCGTATTATCAGATTTGATTTCACGAGTTCGCTTGGAGATAGGCGACCAACCAGCACAGTTTAGCTTCACAGCTACTGGTGATGGCACTACTACAGTTTTTCCTCTTGGAAAGTATCCTGTAGATCCAGCCACACTTTATGTAACAATTGATAACAACCCTCTGGCAAATCCAACAGATTACACATTACAACAAAATACTGGAATTATTACTTTTAATGTGGCACCCTACACTGGAGGTCCGATTGCGGTATCTGGAACTAATTACCGCTATTTTACAGATGATGATATTACTACCTTTGTAAATGATGCTGTTACTGAGCACACATATAACCGAACAGACGCATATGGATCTTTGGTAACAATAAGCACAATTCCCCCAGTAGAAGAGTACCCCGTTGCAATTCTTGCATCTATTGAGGCGCTTTGGGCTCTTGCCACTGATACTGCTTTTGATATTAATATTACCGCTCCAGATGGCGTGGTAATACCAAGAGCACAGCGCTACCAGCAGTTAACTGACATTATTCAGAGACGCTGGGACCAGTATCGAATGCTCTGCTCACAGCTCAATGTTGGCCTATGGCGCATAGAGATGGGCACACTCATTCGCACTTCACGCACAACTAATAAGTTTGTTCCTATTTATATGGGTCAAGAAGTAGACGATGCTCGTATGCCAGAGCGCGTTTACATTAATAATGACCTAACTGGTCGCAATGCGCAACCCCCTTACGCGTCAATTTATGACCTTGTTATCTATCAAGGAGACTCTTTTTCAGTTGAGTTTGATTTCCCATTTAATGTAACTGGCTACACAATTTCGGCTCAAATCCGTACATATCCTAACTCACCATCACTGTATGCAACATTTACACCCACAATAATTTCTACAAGTTCTACTTTAAGCAGAGTTCAGTTAGCTTTAACGAAACAGCAAACAGCCTATTTACCTGTGCGAGGTTTCTGGGATTTGCAAATGACCTCTAATACAGACTCTAGCTATGAGCATACCTACATTCGTGGGCAGGTGTTCACCATACAGCAGGTGACACTTGACTAATTGCGGTTGCGGTAATAACTGGGGCCCTGGGTGCACCTGCTCAAGCCCTATAATTGTCGTACCACAAACTAGTAATCCAGTCACTATAACTTCGCCCACACCTTCCTCGATATCAGTAATCCCAGGCGCTCCAACAGTAATAGCCGCCCCTAATCCCCCAGCACCAGTTCAAGCAACGCAAGCTATAAACGTTATACCTCAACCTGGAACAAACGTTTATGCAGTAGCTGGTGTTCAAGGCATACAAGGTTCCGCGGATAAATACTCTGCACTTATATTTACTGGAGGATCTATAAGCCCAAATATACATAGCGGTATTGTTACATCTGACTCTTCTGGAGCTCAAGGCCTAGCGTACACAGTAGGAGATACTATTATCGGTGTTTCTCAAAATGTGTATGGTTTGGCATTTTATGGAATAATCACAAACTATAACCCAGAAAATGGGGTAATGGGCATCTCCTTTACCGCGGTAACGGGAAGTGGAGCTGATGATTATTGGTACATAAATCCGAGCGGAGCTGCAGGACTTCAGGGACCCGCAGGTGTTCAAGGACCTGCTGGCAGTGGAGCTCAAGGAGTACAAGGTATACAAGGCGTTCAAGGAACAACACCAAA